GAAAGGGTAGCCAATGGCTTACAGCCACAGGGTAAGCACCCGGTTCCACACCAGGTCCTGCTGTCAATGCTCTGGACTCTTTGCTGGAGTCTTTTGCATGTACGTTCCTTCTCCTGCTCGATCGACCAACGGTACGACCATCCTTTACCAGGTGGTCCATCGTGGCGACGGTGGCGGTATAAAGTACACCACTAGTGGTGACGCCATCGCCGGTCCCTATGGTGATGCCCCTATCAATAATACGGCTGTGAAGTCGTATACAGTGAGAGGTGGCATGACTCGTGGGATCGTGAATGGTAAGTTCAAACCTACGAACTACCAGTCTAGACGAGCAGTTGTCGAGACCAAGCGCGGCCTCAAATGGGTTGTGCGTATTCCCGCTTCTGGCGGGAATCCTGCTTACTATAGCAACCGTTACCGAGAGATTGGTATAGGTTATACAGGAGGCAGTCAAACCGGCATTGGGTGGCCGGAGAGCCAGTTCGCGAGAAATGGTACTCCGCTCATCGCAAGCACAGTCGTAAATAACGCGATTGGGCTTAATCTAGAGAATCGGATCCAATCCGAAGCTCTTTTGAAGTGCCGGGACCAGAAGTTCGATATGTCCGAAACCCTCGTCGGGTTAGGGCAATCGGTCGATATGGTCCTCGATAGGTCTATCCAGTTGTTACTCGCATACCGCCAAGCCCGTCGTGGGCAATGGGTGGATGCGATCCGAACACTCGGTATCTGGAATAGCAAGAAGAAGTGGAAACTACCCACAACTAAAGATGCAGCTAACTTCTGGCTGGAGCTTCAGTACGGGTGGATGCCACTTATGAACGACATCCATAGTGGTATGAAGATCGTTAACGAGGGCCTTGGTAAGCCCACTTCGACATTGGTTGCGACTCGTCGCGGCCATGCCGAGCTACCTGCCGTTCAATGGACAGGTGGTAACGAACCTTACGACTGGTCAAAGAAGAGCGTGAAAGCGCTCGGTATGGCCAGCGTAGAGGTAAAGTACCGGTTTCGGGTTAATGACCCCTCACTGGCACTCCTCTCTACCTTGGGAGTCGACAACCCACTCTACGTTGTGTGGGTTGCGGTTCCGTGGACCTTCGTCGTCGATTGGGCGGTGCCCATCGGCGATTGGGTCAGGACCATTTCCTCTCCCCTTGGATTGACATTCGTCGACGGATATATGTCATCGCGGCGTACAGCCGTGATTGACGTCTACGGGAGTGAGTTCGGTAACTTCTCCGACCCCACTTACCCGACAGTGTGGCATTCGGATCCAGCCTGGACCCAAATGCGCTATGTCGAGTTGAATAGGACAGCCTTCGCAAGCTGGCCTAAACCATCCCCATATGTCCGTTTCCCATTCACCTCGCAAAAACGGCTAACAAACCTGTTAGCCCTCATAGCAGCAAATAGGAGGGCTTAATGCCCCTGCTTCAGACCACGGTCCTCGCGGATCGTGAGACTACTCCCGTGAACCACACTTTCGTCCCTCGGGACGTCAAGGATGGTCGCGGTGTCGTGGTTAACTCCACTGGTGTCCCTATCGGGGACGAACGACTCACTGTGGCCATGAAAGAGGCCACGAGTCGTTACAATGGCGAGGTCAAACTGGTTCTACCAGTTGTCCAGAACGAAACCATCAACGGTGTCGTTCGCCCGACCGTTGTACGAACGGCATACGTCACCATGAACTTCTCGTTCGACAAGAGCTCGACGCTCCAGGAACGGAAGAACGCTGTTGGCCTCGCGGCCGCGGCGCTGGCGACGAACAAGCCGCTCATCAACGATGCTCTCATTAACCTTGAGAGTGTTTGGGGCTAGCGGTCAGATTCTCATCTTGACCGAACTTGCTCTAATCATCTACGTAATCTTGGTTGCCATATGGTTTTGGCTCCTCTGGTTAAGTAGATAAGAACGGTCTAGCATTCTGCTAGTTTAATCCAACGTTCTGTCGGATTCCGAAAGGATCGCCCATCATGAAGCGTAAGCTTTTGATGAAACGCGGACAACGCAAGCTGCCGCGCGTCCCACGCTCACACTATGACTTCTTCATGCAGGAATTGAGAACCCTGCTAACTGAGGATGGTTCTTTCAAAGCTGCCTACCTGGCAGCCCAGATCGAATCGAAACTCAGTGACGCACCTGGTGGTGCGTCTGATGAAGTCCGTAGGGAGCGAGCCATTGCAAAGTGGCTCGCAACCGAAGAGCGAAATCGAGAAACAAACATCAGGCTCATGTTTGCGGATGAGGAGGACTTTCTGTTCCTCAATGACACAGGGTTCCCCGTGTCAGCCCGTGACGTGATTACCTGGTGCCAGAAAGAGATATCTCGTCTTCTCGGACGCGATAACCCCGCTGAATGGCGGGGATCTTTCTCTGGTGGGGCATCAACTTCACTTAACCGTGGGGTTGGCCAGATACCTCGAAAGTACCAAGCTGGGAAGGACATAACACCTAGTGCCATACAGCACTACATCCACCTTTCGCAATCCGCGATGGGGATGCCCAGAGACCTTAACCTGGTCGATGGGAACGTTATGTTCACAGTCCCGAAGACGTCCGAAATAGATCGGTGCGCCTGTAAAGAGCCTGATCTCAATATGTACTGTCAGAAGGCAGTTGGTGACTTCATCCGCCGGCGTCTAAAACGCGTCGGAATCGATCTCAACGACCAAACAGTCAATCAAGAATTGGCTCGTATTGGATCCCTTTCGGGGGAGCTCGCTACAATCGACCTGTCATCAGCAAGTGATTCTGTGACGACACAGTTAGTCATAGAGTTGCTGCCCTTCGAGTGGTCCTCCCTACTGCTTGATCTACGTTCACCGATTACTTATATCGATGGAGTAGCTCATGTGAACGAGATGATCTCGTCCATGGGGAACGCGTTTACCTTCGAGTTAGAGTCCTTGGTATTCTGGGCTCTGGTTCGCGCGTGCGCGTATTTCACTCGTACATCAGGACGTATCTCTGTATACGGTGACGACATCATATGCCCTTCGGGGCTGAAAGATGCAGTCGAAGCGACCCTCGAGTTCTTCGGATTCAGGCTGAATCAATCGAAGAGCTTCTGGGAAGGTGACTTTCGCGAATCATGTGGTAAACACTGGTTTGCTGGTCTGGAGGTAACTCCCTTCTACGTTAAAAAGACACCGTCTACCGTTTCCGATTGGTGCCTTCTCCTCAACTCGTTGAGGAAATGGGCCTATGATACCTCGGCGCACATGTGCGATCCGCGTTATTATGCCCTATGGGAACTTTTCTCAGAAATTGTGCCTCGACCCCTTCACGGGGGACGTGACATAACCTCGAGATCAGATCTCGTAGTACCAAACACGAAATGCCTAGCTCGTATCCAGCGCGTCAAGCGACCGGATCTTGCGACGAGAGACGAATTCCAGTATGGAGCTTACTTATGGTGGTTGGACGCCACACAAGTTCGCTCTGCGGTTATATCTGAACCTTTCACGACCAACACCTTCGAGGTGGAGGGAGTTGAGGTTTATGGTAGACCGCGCAACCACTACTGGAATGTAGGGGTCCCGACGTTCCCGAAGGAACATGGGATAGAGTGACGGTATCGTCACTGGGTTGGATGCCTCCGGGGAGGATGAG